ATTCATACTAACTGCTGATGGTGATAAGTATCTTATTCCCAAAGACATTATAAAAGATAATAAAAACTCAATCAATCTTGGTGAAAATTATTTGCAGTATAAAATCTAGGGAGAGTGGCTACTGTCGGCAATATGTGTAGTCCGTGTCTGTAAAACACGTACATAAGAACCATCGGGGGTTCAATTCCCTCCTCTCTCACTTGCGGACTTAGTTCAGTGGTAGAACGCAACCTTGCCAAGGTTGATGTCACGAGTTCGAATCTCGTAGTCCGCTCCATGGCCCTATAGTGAAGTGGTTATCACGCATCTCTGTCCAAGATGTATCACGAGTTCAAATCTCGTTAGGGTCGTTGCTACTCTGCCTGTGGAGTGTTCCTCCTTGGCGGTTGTAGCAATCAAGGTCCCATCATCTAAGGGTTAGGATACCAGATTTTCAATCTGGGCATACGGGTTCGAATCCCGTTGGGACTATTGGGAACATAGCTCCAACTGGTAGAGCACAGGGCTGAAGACCTTGGTGTTGTCGGTTCAAATCCGACTGTTCCCTCTTGGGTTGCTGCCCGATATGAGTAACATTTTAGTGAAGTAGAGGAAGGTCTAGCTAACCTTCATACTCTATGAATCTTGGTGACAAACTCGGAATTACCCCTGCCCTATCTCTTGGGGATGCGAAGTGGGGAAAGGAAAAGGGAAGAGACAGCAACCCATTAATGGAATATAACTCAGTGGTAGAGTGCTGTGCTGATAACGCAGAAGTCGTGAGTTCAAATCTCACTATTCCAATTCCTCTTATGAGGAAACTCGGAAGTGTGGCAGAGTGGATTATCGCAGAATCCTGCTAAGATTCCGTGTCAAGTAATTGGCACCGTTGGTTCAAATCCAACCACTTCCGCCTGGAGAATTGTCCGAGAGGTTTATGGTGCAAACTTGGAAAGTTTGTGTGGGTAAAACCACCAGAGGTTCGAATCCTCTATTCTCCGCCAGATTGTGTAGTTCAGTTGGCAGAACGCTTCTCTCATAAGGAAGTCGTCGGTGGTTCAAATCCACCCACAATCACTGTGCCATTATCCTAGTGGTTAAGGAACCAGTTTGTGAAACTGGGTAGATGAGTTCAAATCTCATATGGCACCCCGCCCGATAAGCATTGTGGTGATGCAGCAGTTTAGTAAACTGCAGAGAACAGTTCAATTCTGTTATTGGGCTCTCAACTATCTGGAAATTCCAGATAGTTCAAATGTTCAGGTGGCAGAGTGGTCGAATGCGGAAGTCTGCAAAACTTCTATCATCGTGGGTTCGAATCCCACCCTGAACTTTGGGGTGCAACAAGGAATGTTGCATTAAATGAAGAGTCCCCTATGCTGCATCGTAGATTATAACGTAGGCAGATACTCTCGCCCTTTTAATCCAGAATCGACTAACTGGCAGGTCAGCACCCTTTGAAGGTGTACGTCTAGGTTCGAATCCTAGTTCTGGAACTATGCCCGATTGATGGAATTGGTATACATACTTGCCTTAGAAGCAAGGTTTTACAGGTTCAAATCCTGTATCGGGCACCTAGCAGGATTGGTGTAATTGGTAGCACGAGAGTCTCCAAAACTTTTAGTAGAAGTTCAAATCTTCTATCCTGTGCCTTGTCCTCTTAACTCAGTGGAATAGAGTGCTTGGCTACGAACCAAGAAGTCGGAGGTTCAAATCCTCCAGAGGACGCTTGACTTTCTTTAGAAGGTCATATATACTAAGATAGTGGTTAAGTCCCTGTTATATCCTTATGAGGTATATCACACTTAATCCATCAAACACACAAACACACACAGGAGTAAAAAATGACACCTTACGAATTACGATTTGAAATTTTTAAGCAAGCATATGCATTTGCTAACGATAAGTTTAGCATTGAATATGAGACTGTTCGTTGTTGGAATGAAAATTCTATGAATACGGTTAAGATGGATTATCCAGATTTTCCTACATATGAAGAAGTGGAAAAACTTGCTGATAAAATCAACACTTTTGTAAGTTCTAAATGATAAAATAGGGTGGTAACACCCTTATATGAATGGAAAGGTGGCCGAGTGGTTTAAGGCGTTTGTCTTGAAAACAAAAGAGATGAAAGTCTCCGGAGGTTCGAATCCTCTCCTTTCCGTTGCTCCTTATGGAGTATAATGCCCTTGTAGCTCAGTGGTAGAGTGCGATACTTGTAATATCGAAGACAACGGTTCAAATCCGTTCGGGGGCTCTTGACACATTCATTGTAGTGTGTCATAATTAAATAATGCGGACATAGTTCAGTGGTAGAACGCTATCCTTCCAAGTTAGATGTCGTCGGTTCGAATCCGATTGTCCGCTCCAGGGAAATTAACTCAGTGGTAGAGTGCGCTCCTTACAAGTGTGAAGTCACTGGTTCGAATCCAGTATTTCCCATTAGTAACATAAGTTACTAAACAACAACGGGGTATAGTAGAAAAGTATAACTCTGCGTTTGGGACGCAGCGAAGAGGGGGCAGTACCTTCTACCCCGACTTGGAGAATCTAAATATCTCCAAATACTACAAATTCATTATGTCCTTAATTTCACAAAAAGACAGAAAACTTGCTATTGAGGCACTAGACTTTTATCTATTCAATAAGAAATTTGATTTTGCTGAAGAAAAAAGAATGGAACTCAATGCACTTCTGAATTGGATTAAAATCGAATACAACAAGAATGAAAATTAATCTTTGGTACTGTAAAGAAATGAATCAATGGAGATGGACTCTTTGTGATGATCATCGTCCAATTGTCAAACAAGAATCAGGTCAAAGAGAAAATCTTCGTGATGCTATGAATGATGTAGCAAACACTGTTGAGTATTTGTTGAATACTTGACATTCTTATTCCGAGTAGCCCGCAAGGTGCGGGAGCAAGCTGTTAACTTGTTATAGGTCAGTTCGATTCTGACACTCGGAGTTCTACCCTTTAACTGCATTATTATTATAAATAGTAATAGAATATTTCTTGTGTATGTCTAATAAAAAAGCAGTTTCTGATTATAGAAGAAGGGCAAAAGAATATGCGTTAAAAGCATTTAAAGAAAAATGTGGAATATGTGGATATAATAAATGTATAGGGGCATTAGAGTTTCATCATTTAAATCCTAATGAAAAAGACTTTGGATTATCATCAAAAGGCATAACTCGTGCTTGGACTAAAGTTTCAGAAGAACTTAAAAAATGTGTTTGTCTTTGTGCTAACTGTCATAGAGAAGTTCATAACGACATTATTAGTATTCCTGATAATGTAATAAGATTTGATGAGGAATATACTATTTGGAAAAGTGAGTTTGCTAAAAAAATGATTCCTTGTCCTGTATGTAATTCTGAAATGTCTATCAGGCAGAAATATTGTTCTGATAAATGTGCTAAAAAAGTTAGAGAAAAGGCAAACTATCCAAGTGATGAAGAACTTTTAGAAATGGTTAAAAATTATGGATATTCTCATACTGGTAGAGTTTTTGGTGTAAATGGGAACTCCATTAAAAAAAGATTACAAAGACGAGGATTATTGACTTCTTCTTGAAATTATGTTAATATATACTTATTGGAAGGACTGGAAATGTCTGGGTCTTCCAAATTGAGAAAGGTAAGGAAAGAAAAAGGAGCATGGGAAGTCGGTGACACTTCTGAAACGCACGACGGATACCGCACCTGCCTAACTCTCTTATTCACTGCCCTCTAACGCAGTGAAAATTGCAGAAAGTGTCTTCTGCGGGTGTCGGGCACTCGATACCCATCATCGTGGGGAAGTGTAACGGTTGCACAGAAGTCTCATAAGCTTCAGGAAGGAGGTTCAATTCCTCCCCCCGCCACCAAATATGGGGGCATAGCTCAACTGATAGAGCATTCGGTTTGCAACCGAAAGGTTTCGAGTTTGAACCTCGATGCTTCCACTTTACAAAAATCAGATTCTCTGGTACTATATAATAAGTTCAAGAGGATGTGACCTCTATATTCCAGGACATCGGGGCAGTACCGATTATCTCCACTTCTTGGGGGTAAATTAGAATCGACTGGGGTTTATGTTGTATCTGTTGACGGGACAAACAAACAAACGCAAACAACATTGTTGCATTCACTCGTCAGACTGCTTTAGTTTGACCTTAAATGAGTGAAGGGGGTTTATAAGTTTCCTTCTCACCCAAAACTTATATTGGAGGACACTTTCTCAAGTGTCCTCTTTTTGCTTCAAGGGCACGGGGGGATGCTATGATTACCTTGTAATCAAAAAAAATCAATGTTTGAATCTCTTGTTCCTTTCATCAAAGAACGTCTCACTAAGCATCACGAACTTTATAGTGCTCAATGTAAAGCAGAACTCTGGGAAGAAAATCTTTGTTGGGCATTAAAGCAGGCAGGTTTTGGTAGTGATTGGAAACCAGACTTCAATCATAAAAGTGGACTTGATCAAACTACAGACGAAGGTATTCGTATTGGTAATAAGGGAGGAAATGTAATTAAAAATATCGTTGAAATTAGTGGATCACGATTGACTAAACATAAAACAATTCAAGATAAACTCAATTTTTTGAGTGTAAAAAAAGAGGATTATATTTTTTGTTTGGGTACTGAAAAGGATGAATGGAAGAAAGGAATCAAACGTTATTATTTCATTGTAATTAAGTCTGATATTCTTGATTATCATAATCAACTCTGGGAAGAGTCATATGGAGAAAAAGGTCAATATGCAAAACAAGTAAATGGTTGGAAATGTACTTCTGAAGTATATTCTGCTAAAATACAAAAGAGTATGTCTGATCAACTTTGGACAACTGTTAAATTAGATTACTGCGAAGAAATTCATGACATTACTATTGGGTGATTGTTTGGAAATTTTACCAACACTTGCAGATAATTCTGTAGATATGGTGTTGGTAGATTTACCATATGGAACAACTGCATGTAAATGGGATAGTGTTATCCCATTAGATAAACTGTGGGAACAGTATAATCGCATCTGTAAAGAAGATGGTGCAATGGTATTCACCGCTGCTCAACCATTTACTACGTTTTTGGCAGCATCCAACCTTGATAACTTCCGTTATGAATGGATTTGGGAAAAGCCACAAGGAACCAATCCTATGAATGCGAAAGTGATGCCTCTTAAGTCTCACGAAAACATTCTGGTATTCTATCGTAAGAAACCAGTGTATAATCCTCAAATGTGGTATTCTACACCATATTCTGGATTTTCATCCGAAACCAGCAAAATTGGTGAAGTGTATGGGAGGGCAAAGAGCAAACACCGTGACAATCCAGATGGATCAAGATATCCTAAAACTGTGCTTAAATTCAAGCAAGAGAAAGGATTGCATCCAACACAGAAACCAGTAGAATTGATGGAATATCTAATTAAAACATACACTAATAAGAGTGATGTAATTTTGGATAATACTATGGGAAGTGGGTCTACTGGAGTTGCAGCAGTTCGTTGCAAAAGAAATTTTATTGGCATTGAAATGAATTCTGTCTATTATCAAGTTGCTGAAAAACGGATACAAGAAACTGTTCCAGTTGACGAACCGTCCACTCCATCCTCCAATGCCCTTGCAGACCTGCTATAATACAAAGGTAATCAAGCAAAGCAAATGGCAACACGTTCTCGTATTGGTCTTGAACTTTCTGATGGTTCTATTTTGTCGGCATATCATCACTGGGATGGTTATCCTGAGTGGTTGGGTCGTATTCTGAAGACTCACTATAATACCAAAGATAAAGTCGCAGAATTGATTGATGGTGGTGATATGAGTTCTTGCTGGACTGATACTCCATTTAATCATGATGGAACTCCATCTGAGTATGGACCAAACTATTACTCCTATCGTGGAGAAGATTGTCCTCCTCGTCTTGATGCTAACCTGATTGAGTATGTTGGTGATGGTGAAGAGTATGCCTATCTCTACACTCTGAATGATGAATGGGTATGCTATGCTCTTAAAGAGAATGATTATCCCACACTTAATGAGAATGATTATCCCACAGTTGTTGAAATTCCTTCTGCTCCTCTTTTTGTTTGATTGTGATTGAACTTTTTGCTTCTGCACTAATTGCATCTTCTAATCAATCAGAAAAAAATAATAAGTTTTGTGCATATGTTGTTGGTATTCCCTACGCATCTGATAACTTTACAGATGAAGAATGGAAACGATTTGTTTATTGTCGAAAACATCTGAAAATTAAGTAATCTACTATGAAAACTTCTACTGCTCTTGGTTTTGCTTTTGGTATAATTGTCCTTGCAACTGCTGGACTTCTTTTTGAGGCATGGTTGCTTGGACTGATTCTGTCTTGGTTTGGTGTATCCTTGTCATTCTGGCAGAACTTTGCTATTATCTTTCTTGCTAACGCTATTTTCAAATCTAACGTATCTACAAAATGAAATCCGTTCTTGCTATTGTTGGTGGTGTCGTTGGTGTTGGTGCTCTAACTTGGGGCATTGCATATCACGATCTCCTCTTTACGGCATTCTTTGCTCCTAAGTTTGAGAATGTTCGGAGGAACACCTTTGAGCAATCAAAGTCATTCCGAACTGGTGCTGTTCAAGAACTGCAAAATATGCAGTTTGAATATATTAAAGCATCACCTGAACATAAGAAAGCACTTGCAGATATTATTCGGCATCGTGCTGTAGAAGTTCCTGCCGATGCTATGCCTTCTGACCTTCAATCCTTTATCTCTAATCTTCCTCAATGAAAACTATCGTTTCTGTTGCTGCACTTGCTGTTCTTGGTCTTACTCTGACTGGTTGTATTGAACACACACCAACTTCTGATGAAACTCAAAGAGCACAGCAAGAACGTATTCTTCAAGAGGGTTCTGCTCAAACTGGTATGCCTGCCATCAAGAACTTCCGTGAACGTAAGTTGCTGAAGCAGATTATTGAAATGCGTGACCAAGATGGTCTGGTGACTTATACTTATACTGTTCCTGAAACTACTGGTCGTCCAGTGTTTCTGTGTAACTCTATTGGTTATGGTCTTCCTGCTGCCACACAATATACTAATCCACAAAAGACTGAGTATAGTGGTTCAACTGGAGTCACAACTCTTCCTCAGGCAGATCCTAATGGTCTGTTCTCTCCTGATAGTGCCGAAGGTACTTGGGTGATGTGTTCCGATCCTTCTGGTAGTGGCAAAACCCGTCCTGTTTATGTTGAACCCCGTGTTATTGTCTCTCCTTTCAAACTTTGATTATGACTAAAGTAGTTTATAATGCCTGCTACGGTGGGTTCAATCTGTCCCGTGAAGCATGTTTGCGTTACTGGGAACTTCAAGGCAAAGAAGTTTGGATTGAAGATGGTGATTTCATGGATACATTCACTGTTTGGTTGGTTCCACCTAAAGAACGTCTTAAATACCCAAAAGATTGGCATTCTTTGCCATTAGAAGAACGTATTGCTTTTAACGAACAGTGTTCCAAACAAACTTGGTATGACCGTGATGTTTCCCGTCACGATCCTATTCTGGTTCAAGTTGTAGAAGAACTGGGTGACAAAGCAAACGGAATGTGTGCTAAACTTGCTATTGATGAGATCTCTGGTCCCTATCGTATTGATGAGTATGATGGGTATGAGACTGTTGTAGAACCTGATGGTTACGATTGGATTACTCCCTAAACTTTATTTGAGGTAAATTATGAAACCTGACAACACAATGCGTAATGTTACTATTATTGGTGTCTCTTTCCTTGTTTCTTTGGTGATTATCAATGCTGTTGTTGGTCCGATCTATAATGTATGGGCACAATCCCTTGACGGTAAAGCAGAACTTCAAAAAGCAGAATATACTCGTCAAGTTGCAGTTCTTGAAGCACAAGCAAAGAAAGACTCTGCTCAACAACTTGCCGATGCTGAAGTGATTCGTGCCACTGGTGTTGCAAAAGCAAACCAAATTATTGGTGATTCACTGAAAGATAATCGTGAGTATCTTCAATATCTTTATATCACTGGACTGGAAGAAGGTTCTAACAAAGGTAATGTGACAATTTATGTGCCCACTGAAGGTGGTATGCCTGTTCCTACACTTCAAATGAACAAATGACAACAAAAGTGAAACGTAAAATGGTGAATGTTGAACCTGTTTCTTCAAAGGCAAAAAACAGGTTTGTAAATATTATGGATAGTCTTCACGGTTGTGTAGTAGAACAAGAAAAAGACAATCTGCTTTTTCTTGCTTCTATCAACCGCAAATACTTTATGTGGTTGCCCAAAGAAGGAAACGAACACTGGAAAATTGTAAAATGAAACTAATTAAATTTAAACATCGTGAAGATTTTGGACACGAATGGTATGTGCAAATTTTGCACATTGGAAAATGGAGTTTGCTTCAAGCATCTGTAAGTTGGAATGATTATCCTTCTTGGCCTTATATTCAAATTAAATCAGGAACTGGTAGTACCTTGAGTATTCTGTTCTGGGTATATAAGTTCGGATTTGATATTGGATTTATTGAACGCACTTGGAATTGGGAACGACTGGAGAAATTAGATGAAGACGAAACTGA